TATCTGCCATTAAAACTTTACAAAAAGTCTAATGGTGAGGAGTTGGGGAACCCTCTTTGGCTCGATCAACCAGACTATCGACAACCACGATCCGTCACTTTATCTTGGACTGTCGATAGTTTGTTGTTTTATGGTGTTGCATATTGGCGTGTTACAGAATTATATGCAGACGATTTAAGACCATCACGATTTGAGTGGATCGCCAATAACCGAGTTACATTTACTACAAATAAGTTTGGCACAGAAGTTAGCGCTTATTATGTTGATGGTGTTGATGCACCTATGTCTGGTATTGGATCACTAGTTACATTCCAGGGTTTAACACAAGGCGTATTACAAACTGCATCACGCACAATACAAAGCGCATTAGATACCGAAAAGGCTGCAGCTGTAGCAGCGCAAACTCCAATGCCAAGTGGTTACATTAAAAACACTGGCGCAGATTTACCAGAGCAGCAAGTATCAGGATTATTAGCACAATGGAAGCAAAGCCGACTAAATAGATCGACAGCATATTTAACATCAACTTTGTCTTATGAAACTACAGGATTTTCACCTAAGGAAATGGCCTATACAGATTCAATTCAGTTTAGTGCTACTCAAATTGCCAGAGCGATGAATGTTCCTGCAAATATGATAAGCGCTGATATGGGTACTGGCAGCAATATGACTTATCAGAATTTGCTAGAATCTAGAAAAGAATTTGTTTCCTATTCACTGCAACCATTTATTTGTGCTATTGAAGATCGACTGTCTATGGATGATATAACTCCACGTGGCCACGTTGTTAAGTTTGCTATTGAGGAATCATTCTTACGTGCTGACACAATGAAGCGCTTAGAAGCAATAGAGAAAATGTTGGCACTTGGCTTAATAGATGTAGAAGATGCCAAAGAGATGGAAAGCCTAACACCTAACGGAAGAGAAACAGAAGATGATACTTACATTCAGTAGCCAGGTAGAAGCTGCCGATACAGAGCGCAGAGTTATCGCTGGCAAGATCGTGCCATTTGAAGAAGTAGGTAATACTTCTGTAGGTAAAGTGGTTTTTGCTAAAGGCTCAATCGAGATAGGCGACCCAGGCAAGGTTAAGATGCTTATGCAGCACAGCGCCGAGCGCCCTATCGGAAGAATGCAAAAATTTAACCAGGCAGAAGATGGCATCTACGCATCATTTAAAATTAGCGCATCAATGCAAGGTCAAGATGCTTTAATCCTTGCAGGTGAGCAGTTAATTGATGGTTTGTCAGTTGGTGTAGACGTTAATAAGTCTATACAGAAAAAAGATTATTTATATGTAACTAGCGCAACTTTAAAAGAAGTTAGCCTAGTCGAATCACCTGCATTCAGTGCAGCGCAAGTAACTAAAGTTGCTGCTAGCGAAAGCGAAGCAGAGACACCAATCGAAACTAAAGAAAGCGAGGCTCCTGTGGAAGATTTAGCAACAGCGCCACAAGAAGCAAAGGCAGAGGCTGCTACTCCTACAGTAGAAGCCGCACGCCCAGTAATTACAACACCAGTTATCCAAACATCTATCCGTACGCCAATTACATCTATGGCTGCTTATACAGAGCATAAGATTAAAGCTGCGTTAGGTAATGATGATTCAAAATTGTACATAGCTGCAGCAGATGATTCATTTGCAACAAACCCAGCATTTTCTCCAACACAATACCTAAGCGAGTTTGTAACTAACACACGCTTTGGTACACCAGCAATCGATGCGTGCAGCCAAGGCACTTTGCCTACAAGCGGCATGTCTATAAGCGTACCTTCACTTGTTACAAGCGTTGGTGGCGGTTCAGGCGTTGCACCAGAAGTAACTGTAGAAGCAGAAGCTGGTGCAGTTGCTAACACAGGTATGGAAACACAATACCTAACTGGCACAGTATCTAAGTACGCTGGTATGAACACACTCTCAGTAGAATTACTAGAGCGTTCAGATCCAAACTTCTATGCAGAGCTTACAAAGCAACTTGAGTACGCATACTTAAAGCGCCTAGATCAGACTGTATTAGCAGCTTTGATCCAAGCAAGTGCTAATGGTACAAATACAACTGCAGACCTTGATGGTATTGTTGCATTCGCAACAGAAGGCGCACGCACTATCTACACAAATACAGGTTACTTTGCACAGAATTACATCGCTAACCCAGCACAATGGGGTGCGTTAATTGGTGCACAAGATACAACAAAGCGACCAGTATTTAATGCGTTACAACCAATGAACGCAGCTGGACAAGTTACACCATCATCTATCCGTGGCAACGTGCTAGGACTTGATTTATATGTAGACAAGAACTTCACAGCAACTACATTTGATGATGATTCAGCGATTATCCTTGCACCAGAGGCATTCACTGTATATCGTTCCGCCCAAAATTTTATGAGCGTGAATGTTGTCTCGAATTTGCAGGTTCAGGTTGCTATCTACGGATATATGGCAACAATCGCCAAGATGCCTAACGGAATCTTGAAGTACAAGAAGACCTGATAAGACCCGTTAATCAATAAGTAATCCCCTGGGGTTTAGTAGCCCTAGCCCTGGGGGAGTTTTTAAGAGAGGAATACAATGCCAGCCGTCTATGTGACCACAGCTGAATTACGCTCGAATCTTGGAATTGGCACTTTGTATACCGATGCAACAGTAGAAGAAGTTTGCCAAACTGCAGAAGATTTAATTAACCAGTATCTATGGTTTAACACTGCCCCAGTAGTAGCTACATCATTACAAGATAACGTGGCAACACTTATGCTTGCTAATCCAAACGCATTCGCTGCGACACAACAAATAGTGGTAAGTGCGTGCGGTGCCACATTTAATGGCACGCACACAATCACTGGCACAATTCCACCTACATCTGGCACTACTAGCCTGATCCCAGTATTTATGTACAACTATGGCCAAGTCAATTACCCTAATGGTTATTCATTTGTGCAATACAATAGAACAGCTGCAAACCAAACATTTCACAAAGTAGTACCTTATGGATTAGTTACTGGCCCAGATCACAAGACCCAATCTTATGCGACAACCCCAGCAATACGTGAGGCAGCGATGATCGTTGCTGTAGACATCTGGCAAGCAAGACAAGTTAGCCAGACTGGTGGGGTCGGTATGGATGGGATCAGTGCCAGCCCCTATCGGATGGGTTATCAGCTGATTAACCGAGTGCGTGGTCTCATCCAGCCGTATTCAGCACCATCATCTTTGGTGGGCTAATGCCAGCTGCAATTACCACGTTAAGAGGCACACTAGCAAGCGATCTAGCCAATGTTGGCGTATGGTCTACCTTTGCCTATCCACCAGCCACATTATTAGCAAACAGCGTGGTTATTACACCTAGCGATCCATATATCGTGCCAAGTAACAATGAGCAAACAGGCTTATCACCAATGGCCAATTTTAAGATTTTAATAACCGCCCCTGCATTTGATAATCAGGGCAACCTTGCAGGTATGGAAACTTTTATAGTAGCAGTTGTAACTAAACTAGCAGCATCATCACTGGTGCTCAACATATCAAGTGTCTCCGCTCCAGCTATTACAAACGCAGCTAGTGGAGATTTATTAACATCGGAAATAACAGTATCAATCCTAACGAGCTGGAGTTAAAATGAGCACACAAGCAGAAGACTTAGCCTTCTTAATTAAGACAGGTCAGATCAAAGAAGCACCAAAACCAACTGCACAAACAAAGAAAGATGAGGAATAACAATGGCAATCTATTTAAATAACAATGTTGGTGTTAAGTTGGCAACAGCAGCAGCCAAGACAACACCTTCTATTGACATTTCTGCATATGTAACCAATGCAGTAATCAACCAAGTAGCGGATGAGCTAGAAGTAACAGCTATGGGCGACACAGCTCATAAGTTTGTGGCTGGCCTACAATCTGGCACCTTAACACTTGACTTTATCAACGACTGGGCATCTGCTCAGGTAATGCAGACTTTGAATGATTGCTTTGGTCAGACAATTTCTGTGTCAATGATTACAGTTAAAGGCACAGTAGTATCAGCAGCAAACCCATCTTACCAATTCTCAATCTTGGTAAATAACTTAACTCCAGTGGGTCAAGGCGGCGTGGCTGAGATCGCTACCTCATCTGTAACATTTACTATAAACTCCGCAGTAACAGTGTCCCCATCGGTGGCATTCTAACTAAGGAGTAATAATGGCAAAGCTAAAGATAACAAGGGCTAATGGAGAAGTATCAGAGCACAAGATAACTCCAGGTGTCGAGTACGCTTTCGAACTGAAATATGGATCAGGTATTAGCAAAGTCTTGCGTGAGCACGAGAGGCAAACAGAAATATTCTGGCTTGCTTATGAATGTTTACGCAGGGCTGGCGCACAAATACCTTTATGGGGATCTGAGTTTATTGACACTCTAGAGACCGTTGAGGTATTAGAAGAAGAAAAAAAATAGTTGAGCGGTCTTCTATTACTTACGCTATTGCGCAGCTAGCAGTAGAGACTGGGATACCGCCTAGCGAGTTTTTAAATATGGATACGGAAATGTATCGAGCAATCGTGCAAGTCCTAACCGATAGAGTTAAGGAGATCAGAAATGCCAGTCGAAGTCGTAGGCGTTAAAGATGTCCTGAACGGTTTAAGTTTTTTTGATGAGGATTTGCGCTTGCGTGTTAGTAGAGCAATAGATCCACTAATGCGACAAGTAGCAGAAAAAGCCAAAGGCTTTGTGCCTAGCGATGCCCAAGTATTATCTGGTTGGTCTAAACCTATATCTAGCCCAATCAACTACAGACCATTTCCAAAATACAATGCCAACGATGTTAAGGCAGGTATTGGATATAACCCTGGTAAAAACACAGCTAACAAATATGGCTGGCAAGTAAGCCAATATGTTTACAACGTAAGCAGACCAGGATCCATATATGAGACTGCTGGCCGCTTAAACCCACAAGGCCGAGCACCTTTCCAGATGACACCATCTAAAGGCGCAAGCGGAACATACACTAAGAGATCATCTAAAAGCCGAGCATTTGAAGAGTACAAATCTAATAACCCATTTGCTAGCCAACAGTTTATAGCTGCATTAGAGCCAGTTACTAAACCAAAGCGAGTGCCTGGTACTCGTGGTGTTGGTGGTCGCAAGATGCAAGGTCGCTTGATATATAAAGCCTGGGCGCAAGATAGCATTAAAGTTTACGAGGCAATACTTAAGGCTATTGATGGATCTACCGTAGAGTTTAAACGCAGGACAACTATTAAGAAGACAGCATAATGGCTAATATTTATGTAGCAGCGCAATCGACCTGGAATGGTAAAGCCCTAAAGAAGGCTAAAAAAGATATAACCGTATTTGACCAACAAGTCAAAACATTAGGCAAAACATTTGCTGGAGTCTTTGGTGCCAGGGCATTATTTAATTATGGTAAAAACGCAGTTAAGGCATTTGCAGCCGATGAAGCAGCAGCCAAAGCATTAGAGTTACAGTTAAAGAATACAGGCAACGCATTCTCAGCACCTGCTGTAGAAATGTACATAGCCAACTTGCAAAAAACCACAGGCGTTATAGATGACCAATTAAGGCCAGCATTTCAACAATTACTAACTGTTACTGAATCAGTAGTCCTTAGCCAAGCAGCTTTAGATACAGCATTAAACGTTAGCGCAGCCACAGGCAAATCATTAACTGAGGTAGCCGCAGCATTAAGCAAAGGATATGCGGGCAACACCACAGCATTAACTAGATTAGGCGCAGGATTAGATAAGGCCACTCTAAAGGGTGGCGATATGAACAAAATACTGGATGAGCTAAACAAAAAATTTGCAGGTCAAGCACAAGCAAGATTAACCACCTATGCTGGCAAATTAGATTTAATAAACGTATCTGCTGAAAATGCAAAGGAAACTATAGGCAAAGGCCTATTAGATGCCTTAACAATTATTAGCAAAGATAAAAGCATTTCTAACCTAACAGGCGACTTTGAAAAACTATCTGCTGGCATCGCAGGTACTATTGTGGATCTAGCAAACTTAATTGCTAAATTGCAACAAATCCCAGGACTTAGTTTTGTCTTTGATGTTAAAAATATACCTGTAGTTGGATCTTATTTAGATTACTTAATGAGCAGAGGTGGTCAGGCACAGACCTTTACAGGTACGCCATTCGGCCAAGCGGGATCATCTTCAGAGGCAATTAGAATTGCTGAAGAAAAACGCATAAAAGATGCGGCCAAATTACGTGCAAAAGAAAACGCTTTAATTAAAGAAAAAAAT